GTCCGTTTGAGCAATTCATTCTACCACTGCTCGGTCGTTTACGAAGTGGTAAGACAACATATGCACCACAAATGTTTTGGACAACTAACCCAAGATATGGGCATGGTATTTATGAGTGGATCAAGGATCACTATTTAGATGAATTTGGGATACCATTAAAAGAACGCTCAAATACAAAACGATGGTTTGTCTTGGTTGATAATAAACCTGTATGGTTTGATACAGAGGAGTCTGCTTTAGAATATTGTGATACTTTACCAGCTCATGGTGGTGTAAAAGTAAAACCTCTTACTTTTACTGCTATTCGTGCTCATGTGACCGATAATGAACCATTGACACGCGCAAATCCCCAATACATCGCGAACTTGCAGGCATTACCTGAAATTAAACGTAGAATCTATTTAGATGGCTCTTGGACAGCTCGTGAAGAAGAGGCTGGATTATTCCTAAGATCAATGGTTAAGGTTGTACCTTATCCAAATATGAAAGCCAAGAAACGCTGTAGATCATGGGATTTGGCGAGTTCTCCGGTTTCAACCCAGACAAAAGATCCTGATTGGTCTAGAGGCGTCTTAGTTAGCCGAGAGGATAATGGGGTTTACACAGTTGAGGATATAACTGGTGCTAGAGATAGACCTCATGTAATTGAAAACCTTATATACAACACAGCATTAGCGGATAAAGAGTTCTATGGAAGAGTAACTTATTCTATTCCATTAGACCCAGGGCAAGCCGGCGTTGCTCGGGGTAACGAGATTAAACGCAAATTGGCTGAACTCGGTATAGAGTGCTATCTGATCCGCCCAAGTACAGCAAAGAGGACTCGCTTTTTACCATTCTCCGCCATATCTGAAGCCGGCTTCGTTAATGTTGTAAAGGCTGATTGGAATGATACCTTTTATGATGAGCTTGAGGCCTTCAGTGGGCTGAAACGTGGAGAAAGGGATGATATTGTTGACTGTTGTTCTGGCGGTTATCTGGAGCTGGAAGACAAGTTTTCTATACCAGACTTCATCCTACCCCTTGGTTTTACTACCAAAAATACATTCGCTCTATGATTTCTAGGCTGTATTATAGTTTCGTGCTATAATATACCTGTAGCGACACAAAAACAACAGCTACTGGTTGGAACTGCCTTGCCATGAAGATACGGCGATAACTACCCCTATACGGGCTTGGTGCAATGCCTTGTGCTGTATAGGGGTTTTCTAATACTGGAGATTAAATGGCTACCATTGATTTGGGCATCGTCACAAACGATATAAATTCACAGAAGCAGCAAGTAACGGCATTCCCTGATAGGGCTGTTGCCATTACCCCACACGCTACTGACGTATTCTCTGCACCTGTAAGTGTATTTGTTGGTGTTGCTGGCACGGTTACTATTGTACCAGCTGGGCAGCCGTCTACGACTGTGCAATTCACTATGCCAGCAGGTAGCATTGTCCCATGCAGGGCAATCGCTGTACGGGCTTCTGGTACTGCCGCAACAGGCTTGGTAGCTGTTTACTGATGTTAGGCTTAGGCTTACACGCCAGTAACTCTGCCAGTAACCTGTTTGGTGTTTCCAATCTGTTTGCTGGTGGTACGTATGGTGGCTGGTGGGATGCTGGCGATATAGCAACACTGTTCCAAGACTCTGCTGGTACGATACCTGTTACTGCTGACGGAGATCCTGTTGGTAGGATTACTGACAAGTCTGGTAATGGTAAGCACCTGATACAAGCAACGGCTGGTTCAAGACCACTGTACAAGATTGACGGTACTACTGGAAAGCCATATATCCATACCAATGATTCAGATGCTTGGATGTCTTGTGCCAGTTTCAATATGTCTGGTACAGATTCTGTATCTGTGTTTACTGCAATGCAGAAAGATTCGAGTGCTGCTTTTGCTGTATTCTGCGAATTGTCAGCATCTACAGCAACAAATACAGGAACATTCCTACTATCTGCACCTAATTCTGCTGCTGAGAACATTTCGTTTGTCAGCAAGGGGTCTGCACAAGCACTTGCTACCAAGTCTAGTTTAGCAGTACCACCACTTCCAGCTATAGTAATTGGCTTGGCTGATATTTCATCTGACTATGTTGAAAACAGAGTTAATGATTTATCTGCTGTAGTTACTACTGGCACAGACCAAGGTCTTGGTAACTACGGTAATCATACACTGTACCTATTCCGTAGAGGTGGTGTGTCTTCTCAATTCTCCGGTCGTATGTATGAGCTGATTATACGCGGCACATCCTCTACAGAGACAGAGATTGCTGCTACAAAAGCCTATCTGAAAAACAAATCCGGTATTTAATAAAGAGACGTATATGTTTGCTAAAATCAAAGCAATGTTAAAGAACAAAAGATTCTGGGCTGCTCTGGCACTTGCTGCTGGTTTGGCTGGTGGCGCTGTAAAGCCAGAAGTAGTAATTGCTGTAGGTGAGGCTGTTGGTTCTATTATTGAAGCAACTGAGCAGCCTGTAGTTGAGCCAATGCCAGTACAGTTAGCACCATAAGAGTACAGTATGCCATCATACGAAGCAGCACTGTCTACACTGTATCGCGGGGATACCCGTCTGATTACCGTTACGGTACAGGATGGTAACGGCGTACCTGTTGATATTACTGGGGATACAATAACACTTACATTGTCCCCATACAGACAGGCAGTACCTGTTGTAACACTTGTTAATGGTGTTGGTGACCATGACGACCCAACAGGTGGGGTTACTGTGTTTGTAATAACACCAGAAGTATCTGCTGACGCTGCTGTAAAGAACCACCACATAGACATTACTAGAGTATCTGCTGGTAATGTTACTACCACCCTGTTTATCGGGACAATCCGAATAGAAGATAAGGTATCCGTAGTAGCATGAGTGATCACATTGTTGTAACGGTAACAGAAGAGAGCATAACCGCTACAGTAGACACTGTTGTTGTTATTGATGACAGACTGGGTGGTGATGCCTCATGGGGTAACATTACTGGCACACTTGCAAACCAAGTTGATCTGGTTGCTGAGTTTGATCAGAAGCTATTCAGGGATGCCAAGAAACTGTACGTTCGCAAGAACCCCGGTGCTTATGAGTACGCTACAGTAAAAGAAGCTGTAGATGCTGTTAATGATGCGTCTGTAAGCAATATATATGTAATTGATGTTGGTTCTGGGACTTTCCTAGAAGACACAATTACAATGAAGCCGTATGTGTTCATTGCCGGATCAGATCAGGGTACTGTACTCGTGTCCAATGGGGCTAACAAACATTTACTTGTAGCTGCTCCAAGAACAGGTATTATTAACTGCTCTCTGGCTGGTGCTAATGGTAGTGGTTATGCACTTGTAAACTACGTACCAGCAATGGGTACTACAACCACCACAGCTGTGTTTTTTATGGATACTTGTGGGTTCTACTCCACAAGCAATGGTGCTAATTTAGTTATTGTTGATGGTACAGATGCGTATGCCAATGTACAATTACATAACTGTATCTGGGGTGGGTCTACTACCTTTGCCAAAGGCTTTGATGTTATTGGTGGAGTAGGCGCTAGACTCTCTCTTCGAGAGTGTGCAACTAACTCTGGCAGGATTACTGGAACACTACCAACGTACTTCCTGAATGCAGCCGGTGAAAATGTTCTTGTTGAGCTTACCAGTGTGTCAGTTAAGACTGGTGGGCTATCTTCTGGTACTGCAATAATTGCAACAGCAGCGGCAGATGTACGCATGTCTGCTTGTACTATCTCTGGCTGGTCTGAAGCAGTCCATTGTTATGATGATGTTATTGATGCTGTTCCTGCTGGATGTAACCTAGAAATATCAAGCGTTATATTCTCGGATAATACAGCAGACGTTGTTGCTGAAGAGCTTACAACAGGTTACCTGATCGGGCATACAGACTTTGAAAAGCTGTTTATAAATGAAAATGCCCAATTCAATATACGGGATAAAGATAGGCGTGTAGTAACTGTTGCAAAGCAGGGTGGTGACTTTGAGTCTATTGCTGCTGCCTGTGATGCCATAACAGCCGCTGTAAATATACCTGCTGCAAGTATTACATCGCCATACATTATATCTGTTGGTGCTGGAGTATTTACTGAGCCTGCAATAAACATACCAGACTATGTATCTATTAAAGGTGCTGGTATAAATGTTACCTGTGTGTACCCAGACAGTGCAACACACGATGTGTTTGTAATGGGTCTAATGACAGAGGTATCGTTTCTTAATGTAAGTAACGCTGGTACTGGTTACTCAGCATTCAAATGTTTGAACACAGGTGCTTTTGCACAGCTACATAAGGTCTCTATATACAACTGTTACTATGGTATTAAGGCAGATGCCAGCACAGTAAATAGTACAGTTTACGTTGAATACGTTGACATAAACACAGAGTTTCACCACGCAGTACACTGTTCATCATCCAATGGTTTTGTCCAGACTATTCAAATAGAGAACTTCTATACGTATGACACTGCTGCCAGTGGTGGGGTACATATATACGCAACTGGTGTTGGGTCGCTTATAGATGCGGCGGCTGTTGGTCTTAAAGGCGACAATAACGATATTGGTGTGTTATTACAAGATGGCGCAGAGTTTAGATGTTTCTCTGGATCATTTAGGGGATTTAATACTGCTGTCAGCATACCAGACCAAGGTCTAGCCCAAACAGTAATCTTATCTGGTGTTGCATTTAATGACAACACTACAGACGTGTCTGTATTACATCCAACAGCTATTGGATCATTAACTGGTTCTGCATCACACGGTAAAATAGTAAACTCTAGCGCAGCATTCTCTTATGCTGTTTCAGACCCAGATGACGGGGAGTTTGATACAACTTCTAATATCAATGTTAATTATATTGATGGCACTCATACAGACTTAACAACAGCGGCGCTTATAGGCGCACCAGTAGGCGTGTTTGATGGAGGTGAATTATCGTATGGCACGGGACGTGCTGTAAATATAGCTGCTGGCTATGGTTATTTAGAGAGTCAGTCCACACCGGGTGTTGTAAAGAAGATTACTTGGGGAAGCACCTCTATAACAATACCAATAAACTCCAATAGATATATACTTGTTGATGAGTTAGGTTCTGTACTACTGTCTGGCGGTAGTGTTGACCCAACACAGTACATACTATTAGGTAGGGCGGCAGCAAACAGTACAACGCTACAGTTTATAGACCAGACACCTGTACTTGGTAGCCACCAATCGGCTAGACTATCATACGCATCAAGAAAATCCATTGGCGCAATATATAATAGCGGATCTACTGTTTTTAATGGTTCTGATCCATTTTTACTAACAGTTAATGGTGGTGTTTACTATTTTGGTGATATTAAAGTAGCCCCAAATGGCGGTAGTGATATAACCTTTGTACAGTATTACAGGGACGGTACATCTACATTTCAAACCCTGTCTACAACGCTAGTAAACAATACTCAGTACAACAATGGAAACTCCCTACTGTCATTAGGTACAGGTAAATTCGCGAAACATAGTCTATATGTTTGTGGTGAGTTCCCATTAGAGCAGTATTTCCTTGTATTGGCGCAAGCGCAGTATGATACATTAGCTGAAGCACAAGAAGCTGCAATACCCACACCTCCAACAGCATTTGTAGACGGTGTTGTATTGTTAGCAGCAATATACGTTGAAGAAGGCGCTGCGGATATTGTACTTATTGAAGATGCCAGACCGATTATAGGCTACCGCCCAGTAACTGTTGCCGGTACTTCTGTACACGGTGATTTAACTGGCCTTAGCAATGATGACCATACCCAGTACCTATTAGCCTCGGGCTCTAGGGCAATGACAGGCTCTCTGGATATGGGCGGTAATGCCATATCGAATGTTGGAAACGTAGATGGCGTAGATGTATCTTCCCACATATCCCGCCATTATTTTGGTGGTGCTGATGGCCTTACAAAAGGCACACCAGTAGAGTTGACTGACAGTACTAATGTACAAGGTACAGATAACACAGAGTTTGCTGCTGGTAACCACACACACGCACACGGTAACAGAGGCGGTGGTACATTACATGATGCGGTAACGTCCGGCACTAACGGTTTTATGGTAGCTGCTGACAAAGTTAAGCTAGATGCAATCTCGGGTACTAATACAGGCGATGTGACGCTAGCTGGGTCTCTGGATTACATTACACTTGCTAATCAGGTTATTACTGTTGGAGCTGTAGACTTAGCTGCCGATGTTACTGGAAATCTACCAGTAAACAAATTGAATAGCGGTACTTCTGCATCCTCTGGGACGTACTGGAGAGGTGATGGAACTTGGGCTGCTGTACCGCCTACAGTACTGGCTGACGCTGACTATGGTGATATTACAGTATCTGGTACTGGTACAGTATTCACTATCGATGCTCTCGCTGTTACTAATGCCAAAATAAATGACGTTGCTGCGACCAAGGTAACAACTGATCCAACACATAGATTCGTCACTGATGCACAACTGACGGTAATTGGGAACACCAGTAACACCAACACAGGTGATCAGAGCCTGTTCAGCACAATAGCAGTTGCTGGACAGTCAGATGTTGTTGCTGACACTACTACAGACACTCTGACGCTTGTCGCAGGTACTGGCGTAACAATAACCACTACTGCTGCTACTGACACTATATCTATCGCAGCAAGCCCTATGCTTGTTGTCAGGAAGCTAACTGATGAAGTACGGTCTGCCAATGCTGCCATTACAACAGATACAGACTTACAGATTGCTCTAACTGCTGGTACGTACACAATTAGAGGCAGGGCGTATATCAATACAGCCAATGCCACAATGGATTACAAGTACGACTTTAACTACACAGGCACTACCACAAGCCTATATATGACCAGAAGGCACTTAGGTGCTGGTGCTACTACAGGCGCGCCTGTCAATACCCACAGTGCGATAACAACCATACCAAGCACTGCCGTTACAGCTAATACTGCTGGATACGGCTTCGTAGAGTTTGAATGTGTGATCACAGTAAGCACTTCTGGTACATTCCAATTCCGCTGGGCGCAGAACACCTCTGACGCTGGCTCTATAACATTACTCAAAGGCTCTTACCTTGAGTACATGGCAATGCAATAAGGATGATTTATGGCTCTTAATGCTCTAGTACAACTGAACTACGCAAAACTCAACCCAGCGACAGGTGAAGAATTCATTCTGGTTGGCGGTGCTTTCGATGGTGATGATGAAAACATCATGGCTGATACAGCTTTTGGTTGGCTGATTATCCCAAGGGTAATGATTGCTGACTGTATCCTGTTGTCTGATGCTGCTGCCCTAAACAGGGACGAACTACCAAATGTGTGGTTTGTCAATGATTTTGTTGCCTAAATAGCAGAAAATTAGGTCGATATTGATTCCCATGATATAATACGTGTATCAGAAATAGAATAACTAAATGAAAAAAACTCCCTTGCGAAAACAGGCTACCTCTGCGCCCACGATGGAAATGGGTTTTAGTGGTGTCAAAAAATCGAATGGGATCATTCAGGAAGAATTCTTACCTGCTCTCCAATTCCCTAAGCAGAATCAAATCTATAAAGAAATGTCGTACAACGACCCCATCATTGGCGGTATGTTGTTTGCTATAGAAATGATAATCCGCAAGGTAGAATGGTCAGTAGAACCTGCATCTGATTCAGCTACTGCAATGGCTATTGCTGAGTTTGTTGATTCTTGCCGCCATGATATGGAAAAGTCTTGGGCAGAAACAATCAACGACATCCTGTCTTTCCTGCCGTATGGCTTCTGTGTTACTGAGAAGCTGTTCAAGCGCAGAGCTGGTGCTAAGATCTCTGACAGACGTTATAAGTCCAAGTATCAGGATGGTATGTGGGGCTGGCGTAAGTTCCCGATGCGCGCACAGGACACTGTGTACCGCTGGGTATTTGAAGGTGACGACCCTAGTACAACTGGCATTAGATCAGTAAAGCAGGGAGACCATGCTGAGTTAGCTGGGCTGATACAGAAAAGCCCGAACACTGGGGAATTGATATTCATACCAAGGGATAAGTTTCTACTGTTTAGAACAAACAGCAGAAAGGATAATCCAGAGGGTATCTCAATTCTACGTCAGGCGTATCGTCCGTGGTACTTCAAGAAAACAATAGAAGAAATTGAAGCAATTGGTATTGAGCGGAATCTAAAGGGTATCCCTATTCTGCATATACCACCTGCGTACCTGAGTCCAAATGCAAGTGCTGAACAACGTGCCGTTGTAGCTGCAATGGAGCAGATTGGTACAAGCCTACGTGCCAATGAGCAAGCCTGCGTTGTTATGCCGCTTGCCTATGATGAACGCGGTAACGAATTATTCAAGCTGGAATTACTTGGTAGCAAGCAGAGCGCAGGCGCGATGTTTGATACTGACAAGATCATCCAGCGTTACAGCACCTCTGTTGCACAAACAGTCCTTGCTGACTTCATTATGTTGGGCAATACAAGTGTTGGTTCTTACGCACTGTCCAACAACAAAGTAAAGATGTTCCATGCCGCTATCAGTGCTTGGCTTGATAACATCGCAGACGCATTCAATAAAGACGCAATACCGCAGTTAGTAGAGTTAAACGGCTGGGATGTTCTCGATGCACCGCAGTTAAAATACGGCACTATTGATAACTTCTCTATTGAAGAAATCACTAACTTCTTTGCTAAATTAACTGACTCTGGTTTCCTTGATCCTACTGCTGAGTTACGTGATTGGGTACTGTCTAAGGTAGATGCACCAAGTGTCGGTGATACCAGAATGGAATCTGTTGAAGAGCGTGTTGCTGGTATAAAGAATCAGGGTCTTCTTGATGTAGAAGACAAGAAGTCAACAACCAAATTACAGATTTCCGAAGATCAGTTAGAGTCTAAAGAGACAGAAACTGAGACACCAGAATCTGATCCGGAAGATACTCCGGAAGTACCCGAAGAGGATTCATTAGATGTCTAGAAAGCACCAATCCATTCTTATTAACGATCCAGAGTGCTTCCAGAAGCTACCTCCTAATGTACTGCTGACTATTGATGGTACTACGCCTAATACACCAGCAGAAGACACTACGTCATTTGTAAACTTTGAAGTTTTATCCGGTAACGGCGGTAATACTTTTGTAGTTGTACCCTTAGCAGATTCGGGTATGTATTGGGGTACGGTATATAACGATGGCAACACTGGTGATGGATCTCTTACTGTTTCTGCGCTATCACCAACAACTGTTGTAGAGACCTTCACAGTTACCTGTGATAATGATGATGTAGAAGGTGCAGAAGTCTGGTCTGTTACGGGTAGTGTTACTGGCGGTCATGCCAATGCCGTTACTGGCGTTGAGTACACTACAAATGACGGTGAAGTATCGTTTCTTATTGAAGCCTCCGGTACTGCCTTCGCAGCGACAGATGAATTTACATTTGGTACGTTCAAACGCGCTTCGTATATCAAGGCGAACAAGGACTGCCGTCTAATTCTGGAAGGCTTGGCACTAAGAACAACTCCTGATGCTGCTGGTGGATTTACATTTAAGGTCGGTGATGTTGGCGACAACTATGGGCAGACGGGTGCTGGTTTTAGTGCAGGTATTGTTGCTCCAGCAACTGTTGCTTACTGCACAGTATCAAGCACTATAATTCTACGTGCTGGTCAGGCATTGTCCTTGTACACAGACCAGTACAGCGGTGATACACTCGCTGTAGGTATCCAAGTATCCTCAGTATTCCCAGAATAATATGCTTAGTAAACTAATTAAAAAATACAAAGAGCGCAACAAGATGATTCTAAAGCAATTGGATCAGGAAGAGCGGACTATTACTGCTGTTGTCCTAGAGCCAAATCCAGTAGAAGAAGGTGTTACTAATGATCTCCATAATGATTACTACACCGCAGAAGAAGTTAAAAAAGCCTGTGAAAGTTTCAACACCTACTGCTGGCAACCAAACATCGAACACGAAGTCAACGTCACAAAAGAAGTAGCAGAGATTGTTGAGAGCTTCGTATTGCCAGTACCAGCCTCTATTGGCGACCAAGAAGTTAAGAAAGGTACTTGGATACAAGTATGGAAGATCCACGATGATGAATTGTGGGACATGGTTAAAGACGGTGGTTTTACCGGCTTCTCCATTGGTTGTACTGCACTTGTTGAGGAAATTGAATAATGTCTAACAAGAAAAAGAAACTATCAGAATTCGACTTTAGCGTTAAGGGCGCACATGTAGCACTTGTTACTCGTGCAGCTAACGGTAAGACAGAGCCTTTGATTGTTAAGAACTTCACTGCTGATGTAGAGAAGGGTGAATATTACGAAGGCGATGATACTTCTGATAGCTCTATAGCTGTCAAAATGAGTTTAGCTGATTTCTTACGGGTTAAATATGGCGAGTGGTCTGATACTGCAAAGCTTATTGCTAACTCCATTAAGAAAGCAGCAGACGGCAAACCCGAATTTGCGGATTTGCTAAAGGAGATTCCAACAGAGCTTCTGTCGGAAGAAGAGGTGCGTCAAGCACCAGTTGAGCAATCAACTAACACCAACCAAGAGGATGTAACGATGTCTAAAGCAGTCGAAACTCCAGAGCAGGTTGCTGACGTACAAAAAGCGGCAGAAGCTGTAGCTCTAGAAAAGAAAGTACAAGAACAAGCTGAGATCTTGAAGGCAATGTCTGACAAGCTGGCTAAGTTTGAAGAAGCAGAAGAAATCCGCAAGACCGCCAAGTTTGGCGCGATGGCTGATAAGTACAGTGCCATTGGTGCTAACGAAGAGACAGCAGGTGTACTGAAGTCTCTGGAAGGTCACGCTGGTTTTGAGCATATTGTAAAAATGCTTGATAACGCGGTTGATACCCTAGAAAAAGGCGGCTTACTGAAAGCTACTGGTGAAGAAGGGGATTCCAAACCGTCTCTTGGTTCTATTGACGAACTGAAAGACATTGCCAAGAACTTGATGGCTGGTGACAAGAATCTAACTATCCAAAAAGCTCTGGTTGTTGCTGCCAAGCAAAACCCCCACCTTGTCAAGTAAGGAGAATAAATAATGGCTTATGATGTTGTTGGAAAAGTTATTGGTATCTGGAAAGCTGCCAATACAGACGTAGCGCGTTTCCGCTGTGTGTCGCTGTCTGGTGGTGCTGTCTCGTTGGCTGCTGCTGATGCCGCTGCTATCGGTGTGTGTGTTACTGATGACCCAAATGCAAACCAAGCAGTAGGTGTGCAGATTGATGGTATTGCCCTGATCGAAGTTGGTACTGGCGGTGTTACCGTTGATACGGCTGTTGAATTGATTGGTGCTACTACTGCTGCTGGTTGTATCAAGAACTACGCTGATGGCGTAAAAGTTGGTTACGCATTGGCAACTGGTGCTGCTGGCGAAATCGTACCCGTGTTGCTCAAGCCTAGCTACTACGCTGCTTAATCAGGAGAATAGATAATGCCTTACGTTTCTCAAAACTCTGTTCATCAAGATGAACTGTTGTCAAATGTCTCTGTTGCATTCCAACAAGACAGCGGTCTGTTTGTAGCAAGCCGTGCATTCCCAAACATTGACGTTGCAAAACAGTCAGACAAGTATGTTGTTATTCCGCGCGGTGATTTTAACCGTGATGAAATGCAGCTTCGTGCTGGCGGTACGCAGTCTGCTGGGTCTACCTTCCAGTTGTCTAACGACAGCTACTTCGCCAATGTGTATGCCCTGCACTTTGATCTCGATCCGCAAACTCGTGCAAACGCTGATAACCAGTTCCAACTGGAAACTCAGATCACTGAGTTCCTGACCAAGAAAGCGTTGATCAAGAAAGAAAACATCTTCGCTACCAACTTTATGGCTACCTCTGTGTGGACTAAGGATTGGACTGGTGTAGATTCTGGTGAGAACAACACCTCTACCCGCCGTCGTTGGAATGATGCTGCATCTAACCCAATTGATGACATCCGCGCTGCTGCTACTGCACAACAGGCTCTGACTGGCTTCCGCCCTAATACTCTGGTACTGGGTCGCGCTGTTCTGGATGCTCTGGAACTGCATCCTGACATCATCGACCGCGTTAAGTACGGCGCACAGACTGATGTTTCTATTGCTAGCATGTCTCACTTGAAGCAGTTGTTTCAGGTTGATGAAATTCTGGTTATGGATGCCATCCAGAACACTGCTGCTATGGGTGCAACTGACGTACATAGCTTCATCGGCGGCAAGAATGCCCTGTTGATGTATCGCCCGTCTGCTGCTGGTCTGATGATGCCTTCCGCTGGCTATACCTTCTCTTGGGCTGGTATGGATGGTGCTGCTGGCCTCGGTACTAGCATCACTAAGGAAGAAGTACCTAACACTCGTGGCACTATGCGTTACGAGATCCAGATGGCTTTCGCAATGAAGAAAGTTGCTGCTGATATGGGTACATTCTTTTACACCATCGTGGCGTAATCGGTAACAATGGATATAGGACACAAGGATGTGTCTACCATTGCAGGAGAATTGAATGTCTGATAGAAAAAATACTCTGGATGCTAAGTCTACAGTTGTGGCGAGTAAGCCAGTTAAATTGAATGGTCGCGCATACAGTCGCGGTGAAACCATTAACGATTCAACAGTTGATTTCCGCAAGCTGAATCAATTGTACAGGGTTGGTATTGTCATGACTCAAGAGCAGTATGCAAACCAACAAGCAAAATCTGCTGCTAGTGCAGTAAGAGCTAGTGTTGCTGAAACAGCACCAATCGAGGCTTTAGAGGCTACACCCGTTGAAGAAGCTCAAGACGCGCAGGCAACGGAAGTTGAAGAAGTTATTGAAGAAGCGGAAGTTGTTCAAGAAGATGCTGCTATAGAAGATGCACCTCGCAGGGGTCGCCCAAAGAAGGTTGACTAATGCCGTATAATAACTCTCCAGAAACAGATCAGATAGACGAAGTAAGACTGCTTGTTGGTGACAATGATGAAACCAATGAACACCTCTCTGATGAAGAAATCTCGTATTACATTGTTAAGCGTGGTTCTGGTTTACCTGCTGCAATTGGTTGCGCCTATGCTCTGCAAGCCAAGTTCAGTAAACTTGCAGACGAGACTGCTGGGGATGTTGAAGTAAAATGGTCGCAGCGTGCTAGAACAGCGATGGCGTTGGCAGAGAAGCTGGAGTCCCAACTGTCAGGTGGTGGTGGGTCAGCTATTCCTACTGGTATCTTTGGCGGTGGTATTAGTGTTTCTGACATGCAGATTCGCAATGCTGATCCTAATAGAGTCGGCGGCAGATTTGCGGTCGGTCTTATGGACTACTGATGTTTTCAGTAGACATAAAGACAACGCTAAACACAGACGTTGCTGACGCAATAATAAAAAGAATAGAGCAGCATATACAGAACGACCCAGCCGTTAAGGTTGGTTACTTTGCAACTGGTACACATAAAGATTCATTCAATAAAGGGCAGTACTCTGTAGCAGAGGTTGCTTATAGGAATGAGATAGGTGCGCGTAAGACTGCGGATGAAATGGGTGTTATACCCAGACCCTTTATGCGTACTACGATGTTAAGCACAGCAACATTTACTCTTACACGGGATGGTGTTCGCAGGTACGCCTCTGACGTATTCCGCAATAGTAAGAATGCTGACAACAAACTGAATCTGTTAGGCAAGCGGCTTTCTAAAGCTATGAAAGCAACCATTGACGCTAACATCTTCCCAGAGAACCACCCGTCAGTAGTTGCAAGAAAAGGCTTTAACCACCCACTCAAGGGTAAGACTGGGGCATTACGCAACCAGATTAAATACCAAATATCAAAGAGAGATATGGCGTAGTGAGTGTATTGCAGAAAGGCGGCATATCAAGCAAAGCTACTGTAACTCGCTTGCGGTATCCTACTGCTGGTACATACGTTGATGGCGTGTACACACCGCCTACTGCTGTAGAGACTGTTATATATGCCAGTGTGCAGCCACCTAACAGGCTTGGTAGCACAAGGTTACTGCAAGAGATTGGCGGTCAGAGACTGCAAGATGTTATCTGTGTTATCACACAACCAGAAACATTACGTACATTAGATGAAGCAACTGGTATTCGGGCTGACAGAATACAGTACCTCGGTAAAGTATATGAGGTGCGTCAGATTAACTCATGGACAACAGGGCAGGTAAATATGCACGACACTGCTTTTGCAACTATGGTTGACGCAACTGGTACAGACTATGCTTAACTTCCAGACAGCGGAAGCTGCTGTTAGAAAGATAGCAGAGGACGTTGTTAACAGGGATACACTGCCAACAGTAAACATACCCGTTATCTTTGCTAGGCAGAATTCCCCAAGACCGCAAGCTGACTACATAACAGTAGATACGCTTGCTGTAACACCTGTTGGTAGACCTCAGCTAATTGCTGACGAAGACAATGTTGACAGGTATAAAATAATTCAGGATGTGACAGCTCTCATATCCTTTGCAGCTTACGGAAAAACTGCTAACAATTTGCTGTCTAGATTAGACCTGCATATCAACGGTAACCCAATTATCCTTGATAGGTTTATTGTTGAAGCTGGTATTGCTCCAACAGGATCTTCTAGTCAGCGTGATTTAACTGTGCTTCTGGATACAGGATATGAATTCAGGGCGGTTATGGATGTTATCTTCAATGGCGCTTTAATTGAGGACAACGTAGATCTTGGTATTATTGAGTCAGTTGAAATATCGGAAATCACTTACGAAGCTGCTTACCCCCATGGTGACGGTGATGTACAGTGGACTTCCAGTCTGACTGTTGAACCCTATTTAGGAGGCTAAATGTCCTTTTCAGAAATTGTTAATGTAACTATAAGCAGGGACACTAGGGCGGTTCAACGTGCTGCCTTTGGTACTGCTATGTTCCTCGGTCGTCATGCGTTCTTTACTGAGCGTACTCAAATCTTTGCTGATATTGACGAAGTACTGTCTGCTGGTATTCCTAGCACCTCTCCTGAGTACACGGCTGCTGCTGCATACTTTGGTGCTGATGTAACACCTACAGAACTTGTTATCGGTAGACAGATCCCTACAGATGTAATCCTGACACCTACTGTTGCTAACTCAACTGCGTACACTGTGTATGTTGGTACTGAGAGTTTCCCTGCTGTAGAGTTTACTTTCACATCTGATGCGTCTGCTACTGCTACTGAGATTGTAGTTGGTCTTGCTGCATTGATTGAAGCTGACGGCGATATTGCTTCTCTGGTTGGTACAAGTGTTGTTGGCGATGTTCTTACTCTATCAAAGCAGTCTACAGAGGAGATTGTTGTACATAGTTGGTCAGCCAATCTGGCTGCAAGCTATTCAAGCACAGAGACGCTTGTAGAAGCTCTTACTGCATGTCGTGAAGAGAATGACACTTGGTATGCTCTCTGTACTTACAGTCATGCTGATGCGGATATTGAATTGGTTGCTGAAGTCATCAATGCTGCCAAGAAAATCTATGGCTACACTTCTGGTGACTCATCTATCATCACTACCAGTATCGTAAACACACCGGGTGTTCTGCAAGCTGCTGCTTATGACCGTACCTTTGGTATCTATGATGCACAAGCTGGTACTACTGCTGCTGTAGACGATACTACTACCTACGGTGAAATGGGCTGGTTGGGACGTATGTTGCCAACAGACCCCGGAGCTGCTACTTGGATGTTCAAGAAAGTACCCGGTCTGACTATTGATTATCTGACATCTACACAGTCAACCAATATCCGTAATAAGAACATGAATGCCTATGAGCAATTCCAAGGTCAGAATATGGTCTGGGAAGGCAAGATGGCTGACGGCACTTACATTGACATCGTACACGGTGCTGACTGGCTTGAAGCCCGTCTGTCAGAGCGGCTATTCTATCTCTTGTTGAACAATGACAAGATCCCGTACACAGACGCTGGTGTATCTGCTATTGAAGCAGAAGTACGCGCACAGTTGCTGGAAGGTGTTGCTGCTGGCTACATCACAGATGACTTCACTATTACCGTACCTAAAGTACGCGATATTAGCCCGAACACTCGTGCAAACCGTGTTCTCCCTGCTGTCAAGTTCGTTGCTACCCTGCAAGGTGCTGTTCACAGTGTAACTATCCAAGGTCGCGTACAGGCGTAATAGGAGTATAGATAATGGCTGCAATTAAAACATACGCACCCGACAAAGTATCAGTTGTATTTGGTGGTGCAATCCTGAGTGGTTATGCAGAGGATACCTTTGTAAAGGTAGAGCAATCTGTAGAAGCCTTTACCAAGCACATTGGTGCTGATGGTGAAGTTAGCCGTACTCGCAACACAGACAAGTCTGGTACTATTACAGTTACCCTCAAGCAGACCTCTGATAGCAATGATACGCTGAGTGCATTCTATCTGGCTGACATTGCTTCGCTGCAAGGTTATCTGCCTGTTATTGTAAAAGATAACATTGGTAGAACACTGGCTGCGGGATCTTCTGCTTGGATTCAGAAACTCCCAGAATCAGAATTCGGTAAAGAAATCTCTGATCGGGAATGGGTAATCGAAGTAGCTGATTTACAGTATTTTGTTGGTGGTAACGACTAAGCTGTGGTAAAATAATGGTAGGGCTGGAACAATAATAATAACCAGCCCAATACCTACAACTAAGGGGAAACACTATGCCATTAGAGCATAAAGACGTAATCGTTGGAGATAAGGAATACTCCATACCGATGTTTACAACATCAAAAGGACTTCTGTACTTAAAGCAATTAACAAAAGTAATCGTACCAAGTTTTGTAGCACTATCAGAAGGTGCTGAACAATCTGTAGACCTACAAGATCCAAACAATGCCACTCTGCAATCTGATAACCTACTCAAAGCCGCTAATCTTCTTGTTGAGAATATGGACAAAGAAGACATTGTTGAGTTGATCAAGAACCTTGTGAAAGGTGTTAGGGTTGATAACAAGGAGTTGAATTTTGAAATGGATTTTGCTGGTAACTATGGTGAGCTGTTGAGTGTTTTAACTCAGGTCATCAAATATAATTTCTCATCTGTTTTTCCAAACGGCGGTTTCGGCTTCCCCGCCGCGACTCTGACCTAACACCAGTAGCAAAGAAGGTTTCTGAAACATCAGAGATCGATATGCTCCTCTGGAAGCCGGTAATAACGGGTATGGCTTCGTATTCAGATATTATGAATATGACTGTATCTGATCTGTACGATCTGCATGAAGTAATGGATATAAAGGAAGCTCTCGAAAGGGAAGCTCAGGAAGTCTCTAAGAACAAAAGGTAATTCATGGCTGGCTTAAAGATCGTAGACTTATATGCTCAGGTTGGTGTCAAAGTTGACAAAGCACCACTGACTAAGTTTATGCAGCAGCTTCGCAGTACCAAGCGTCTTATGGACAATCTTGCTGCTAGTGTCAAAAGAGTAAATGCAGCTACAGCAGGTGCATTGAATATACAGGCAGCCGGTGCAAGAGTACAGGCAGCTAACCTACGCAATGCAGCGCAAGCCCAGAAGACAGCAGCTAATGCTCAGGTAGACGCACAGCGTATACAGGCAGCGCAGCAGAACACTATAGCTGCTGGTTACAGAGCACAGATAGCACAGGCACGTGCTATGTCAGCGCAAGCCAGATCAACTGCTACACCTCGTAGAACACCATCTGCTAGACCTACTGCTACCCCAAGACCGCAAGGTGTTGGTAGTGGTGCTGCGAGTGCTGGTTTAGGTGCTAGTCTTGCTGGTAACTTGCCAAGTGTAGCTGGTGCGGTTGGTGTTTACCAGTTATCCAGTTCTTTCATGTACGCCAACAAGCAGATGGATAAATTCCGTGCTGGTATGTTGATGACATCCAAGGATTCTGTAGAGGCAGAACAGCAACTACAGTGGCTTAAAGATACTGCATTTGAATTACGTGCTGACTTCGACACAGCAGCACAAGGCTTTATGAATTTTAGCTCCACAGCGCAGGCAATGGGTGCTACTAGTGGGCAGATAAGGACGATGTATAAAGGTATTATGACCATAGGAACAGCTATGGCATTAACACCTGACGATGCAGAAGGTATGACACGCGCACTTACCCAGATGGTATCCAAGGGTAAGGTAATGTCAGAAGAATTGAAGGGACAGCTTGCAGAGCGTGTACCCGGTGCTGTTGCTATTATGGCTCGGTCTATGAACAAGACTGTGCCGGAATTGTTCAAGGCTATGGAAGATGGTTTGGTTCGTTTTGGTATTGACAAAGTAGAAGTCACCATCAATGAAGTTAACCAAACCATGTCTGTGTGTCAGGTTAGCTGTTTGCAACATCTTGCGA